AAGAGAAGAATTGACCTAGAAATCAAAGCACTAAAGATAGCACAAGGTCAATACAAGTACGATCAAGACGAGTACAAAGTCATTGGTGAGTTAATTAAATCAAAAGAAAAATTAATTGTTTCTAATGAAAAATTAATAAGTGTAACCAAGAAAGTCGGTGAGTCATTTGTAGGACTAGGCAAAGCGGCTCTCAGAGGTTCGGGTAATATTAGTGATTTTACAGACAACATAGTTGGTTTAAAAACTGTTGGTAGAGCATTAGACACAAACATTGAAACATTTAGACAACTGTCACAGGTTGGCGGTAACTTTGGAAAAAGTATTGTTGATCTAAGGTTAGCGGCCAGAGATGCGGCACTGCCACTAGATGATTTTGCCAAACTGGTTGCAAGTAATTCACAGAATTTAGCGGCACTGTTTGGAAGCACAACACAAGGTGCAAAAAGAATTGCCGAACTTGGGCGGATCACCAGAGAAGTCGGAATAGAGCAATTAGCACCATTAGGATTTACCGTTGACGAAATAAACGAAACACTATTATTAAACTTAGACTCTCAAAGAAGAACAGGAATTTTAAATCAGTTAACTGACAAGCAGAGAGTAAACAGTGCAATTAACTTTGCAGAAGAACTAGATAGGCTGGCTAAACTTACAGGTCAACAGAGAGACGAACTAAGAAAACAAATTGAACAACAACAAGCCAATGAAAGATTCCAAGCATTCTTGCAAGGCGCAACAGATGAAGCACGTCAAAGACTTCAGGCATTTGCAGGAACAGTGGCAGGTATATCACCTGATCTAGCAGAAGGCTTCCAAGACTTGATTGCTAACGCAGGTGTTCCAGTAACTGAATCAGCACTGGCACTGGTACAAAACATTCCAGGTGCTAGAGATGTTGTAAATGATTTAATTTCTGGTGTAACAACTAGTGAACAAGCACTGGTTAAAATTAGAGATTTATCATCAGGCAGTGTTGATAAATTTAGACAAGCCACTGTTACCGGACAGGTAGAATTTTTAAGACTGCAGGGCGGAATTATAAATTTAGGTAGAAGAATAACAGACACAGGCTCTGTAATGAACGAACAAAACAAATCAGCATCAAGCCTTGTACAAGGATTAACAACATTCGAACAAGCAACCAAAGTACTGTCAAGTCAGTTCCAATCAATTGAAACAAGTTTACTGCAATCTTTTGGTCCGGCACTGGGCGGATTTATGGGAATAGTACAAAGCACATTCGGAGCAGGTGGTTCGATTGCTACTATGTTGGCAAAAAGTCCAGCCACAACGGCTACTGTGTTAGCAGGAATACTAACAGGTAAATTCTTGTTTAACAAAGCGGCGCAGATAGGAATTATTGCCGCAGGTACTGCCATAGGTACAGGCAAAGGCATGGGCGGACTGTTAAAAGGTTTAGGCATGGGCAAACATGCAGGCAAAGTGGCAGGAGCCGCGAAATTTGGAGCCAGCAGAGCTGTACCAGGACTAGGTGCGGCAATAGGAGTTGGTTCAAGTTTATCCATGATGGCAAGCGATGATAAGGATACACAAAGACAAGGACAATTTGGATTAGGCGGCGCGGCGGCAGGAGCGGCCACTGGTGCACTTATTGGTTCAGTTGTTCCTGTTATAGGAACCTTAATAGGTGGATTAATAGGCGCAGGATTAGGAGCCGCGGCAGGACAGTATGCAGGTGCTAAAGAATTTGGCGGAGGAATGGACGGCGGTAGACCATACCTAGTTGGAGAAAATGGACCAGAGATTGTTTCCACAAAATCCAACAGTACAGTATCAGCAAACAAGAATTTAGAAAGCACATTTAACACAAAAGGTTTAGAAAACAAGATGTCATCTATGATAAGTGAACTAAACTCAGCCAACAAGACCTTAACAAGTATGGTAAATGGCGTAAATACGCTTGTAGCGGTTGAAAGCAGAGCCTTAAAAGCAGTTGAAACATCAGCTCGTAAGGATATGAATCAAGTAGGCATGGTTTAGGTTGCTATAATGAATAAAAAAGTGTAATATATTACTATGGCTTGGAAAAAATATTTTAAAGACGCAAACACTTCTCCTATTAGTGGAGAAAAAGTACCTAACTTCGCAAAGAGAAACTACTCATCTTATCTACCCGATGTGTACACAGGACATCCTAACAGAGTTCAAAGATATTTTCAGTATGATCAAATGGATTCAGACAGTGAAATCAATGCGGCACTAGATATACTTGCAGAGTTTTCGACACAGTCAAACAAAGAAAATGAAACACCGTTTGATATTGTATTCAAAGACGAGACCACAGAACATGAGGTGAAACTTCTCAAGAAAGCACTTCAACAATGGACATTTGCTAACAAGCTAGGCAAAAGAATTTTTAGAATTTTTAGAAATGCATTAAAGTACGGAGATTGTTTCTTTGTAAGAGACCCAGAAACACTGAAATGGTTGTACATCGACAATGCAAAAGTCGACAGAGTTGTTGTTAACGAATCAGAAGGTAAGAAACCTGAACAATATGTAATCAGAGATATCAATCCAAACCTACAAAGACTATCAGCTACACAAATTACACCAAATCAAACTTATGGTGGATCAGGTGGCGGTGGAGCAGGTGCAGGTATGGGCGGACAAGCATATGCCAATCAAGGTGCATCAAGTTCTATGTCGGGATATGCAGGCGGAAATGCAGGTGGCAGATTCTACAAAACAATGAATGCATACAACATCAATGCAGAACACGTTGTACATATGAGCATGTCAGATGGAATGGACAACTTATTCCCATTTGGACAGTCAGTGTTAGAACAAGTTTTCAAAGTTTACAAACAAAAAGAATTATTAGAAGATGCAATCATCATTTACAGAGTTCAAAGAGCACCTGAAAGAAGAGTGTTCTATATAGATGTAGGAAATATGCCTACACACTTGGCAATGCAATTTGTTGAGAGAGTTAAAAACGAAATTAACCAAAGAAGAATTCCAAGCACATCGGGTGGTGCAAACTATATTGATGCAACTTATAACCCAATGAGCATAAACGAAGATTATTTCTTCCCACAAACAGCAGAGGGTAGAGGATCTAAAGTGGATACACTGCCGGGTGGTACTAACTTGGGTGAAATTGATGATTTAAAATTCTTTACAAACAAATTGTTCAGAGGATTAAGAATTCCAAGTTCATATCTGCCAACAGGCCCGGATGATTCACAACAATCATTCAATGATGGAAGAGTTGGCACAGCATACATTCAAGAATTAAGATTTAACAAGTATTGTTCAAGATTACAATCAATGTTAAACCCAACATTCGACGAAGAATTTAAATTATGGATCAAAGGCAAAGGTTACAACATCGATAACAGTATGTTTGAGCTTAAACTAAATCCGCCACAAAACTTTGCGGCATACAGACAGACAGAAATGGACCAAAGTAGAGTAAACACATTCACAGCAGTTGCAGACTTACCATACATGAGTAAAAGATTTGCACTAAAAAGATATTTAGGTTTAAGCGAAGAAGAAATGGCAAGAAATGCTGAACTATGGGCAGAGGAAAACAATGTACCACAGAAAAAATCTAGTAAATCAAACCAATTAAGAGGCGGCGGAGTAACACAGTCGGGCATATCAAGTGACTTAGATCAGTTTGAAGATCCAACTGCAGACCCAGAAGCACCAGAACCAGGCGGAGCACAACCAGGTGCACCAGGAACAACACCAGGCGGAGCCGCAGGTGGCGGACAAGGCCAGGGTGGTAGCGGACAAGTTTAAGGTTAAATACGATTATGAAACTATTTGAATTCTTTCAATACACAGCAGACGGGTTTGAGCAAGACAAAACGTATGAACCTGAGAGTGATATCTCTGTAATGGATTCAACAGACACTAGAAAAACAAGATTGACATTAAAACAAATCAATTCAATGAGAATGGCATCAGAGGCCCACGATGCACAGCAAAAAGAAGAAGCAGTATTCACACAGAAGATGTATGGACAACCTGCAGGAACAGACGATCTAGCATTGTAGTATGGCGGAAGTAGCTTTCGTATTAGGGAATGGCGAATCTCGAAAGGGCATAGAAATAAACGATCTCATGGAACGAGGCAAAGTTTATGCCTGCAATGGTGTGTACAGAACACACAGACCAGATTATCTTGTAGCAGTTGATCCTAAAATGCTGTTAGAGATAGCAGAAACTGATTATGTTGCACATAATAAAGTGTGGAGCAATTTTAACGCACAATATCAAAATAATGACAAAATAATGAACCACGTACAATGGTTTAAACCTAGTTTAGGTTGGTCCAGCGGTCCTACTGCATTAAAAATGGCATGTGATCACGGACACAAGGACATTTATATACTTGGATTTGATTATAAAGGTCACAAACAGGACGACAAAGGCAATGCTTTTAAGTTTAACAACCTATTCAAGGACACCAGAAACTACAAACAAAGCAAGGACGAAGCAACATTTTACGGCAACTGGATGAACCAGACCAAAAGGTGTTTGCAAGATTATCCAGACACACAGTTTCACAGAGTAATACCCAAGGGGTGGTTTCAACCCAAAGAACATGAATGGAATGGCAAGATAGATCATCCTTCAACTGAAGAATTTTTATCTAAATTCGACTTACAGATCAAAAATTAATAAAAAGACACCTTTTGCACCAATTTACTACCGTTTTTACATATTAAATGTAAATACAAACACTTATAAGTACAAATCGACTATAAACAAGGAGCACGTGTAATATGTCAAACAATAAATTTGAATCATTGTTAGAATTACTAATCAATGAAGAAAACGATAAAGCAGAAGCTTTATTCCACGAGATCGTAGTAGAAAAATCAAGAGATATCTACGAAAATTTAGCAGACGAAGAAGAATCAAAAGATGACGCTAAAGAAGAAGTTAAAGAAACTGAAGCATCAGAAGACGAGAAAGTAGATGAAACTACTGACGAAGCTAAAGATGAAGAAGTTAAAGAAACTGAAGTTGCTAAAGACGAGAAAGTAGACGAAGTTGTTGAAATCGAAGACGAAGCTACAGAAGAAGAGTCAATAGAAGAAGTTGGTGGCGATGCTACTGACGATCTAGTTAAAGACATCACAAGCGACGAAGAAGGCGCTATGGCACCAGATGCAGATATGGAAAAACCAGAAATGGATCCAGAAGCAGATGCAGAAGGCGATGTTGAAGACAGAGTTGTTGACTTGGAAGACGCTTTAGACGAACTAAAAGCAGAATTCGAAGCTATGATGGGCGGCGATAAAGACGGTGAAGAGAAAGAAGACGAATCTTTAGCACCAGCTATTGCACCAGAACTAGCAGAAGTTCCTATGGAAGCCAAAGACGCTAAAAAAGACAAAGAGGATATGAAAGAATACAAAAATCCTGTTAAAGCGGACACGGCTGACCATGCAGACAATAAAAAATCACCAGTAAACGCTTCTGTTAAATCAGCGGGCGGTACAACGGCTAACATAGCAAAAGGCGGAGCAGACGAAACAGGAAGAGCGGCTCCAACTGCGGCTAAAATGGCAGGTGACTTTGAGAACACAGGCGGAAAAGCAAAATCTACTTCTTTCAAGAAGCAAGAGAAGGCAAACACTGCTGACGGTTCTGATAAATCTGCAAAATCACCAGTTGCTTCTAAGTAATTGTTGTTTAAACAGGAGATCGAAGGATGACTTCATTGTACCTAAGAGAGAATCTAACTTTTAACGAAGCCAGAGTACAGATTTTGCACGAGAACGACGGCAAAGATTTGTACATGAAAGGCATCTGTATTCAAGGTGGGATTAAAAATGCTAATCAGAGAGTTTATCCAGTGCAAGAAATCGCGAAAGCGACGAAAACACTGAACGATCAGATTAGTTCAGGATACTCTGTGTTAGGTGAAGTGGACCATCCGGATGATTTAAAAATTAATTTGGACCGTGTGTCTCACATGATCACAGAAATGTGGATGGACGGACCAAATGGATACGGTAAGATGAAAATTTTACCAACACCAATGGGTCAACTTGTCAAAACTATGTTGGAATCAGGTGTGAAACTAGGCGTTTCAAGTAGAGGAAGTGGAAACATTTCTGAATACGGAAGCGGTGAAGTTTCAGACTTTGAGATCATCACAGTAGATGTTGTGGCCCAACCTTCGGCACCGGGTGCTTATCCAACGCCAATTTACGAACACCTTATGAATAGTAAGGGTGGTAACATGGCAAAGGGTTTGGCGGCTGAAGTTAGAAATGACGCAAAAGCACAGAAGTTTCTTAAAGAAGCTTTAACAAACATAATAAAGGACCTGAAATAAAATGATAGACGCAATATCAAAATTAGTAGAGTCAGGAGCAATATCAGAAGATGTGCAAAAAGGCATCCAAGAGGCTTGGGATTTGAAAATTAAAGAAAACAAAGAAGTTGTAGGCGCTGAATTAAGAGAAGAATTCGCTAAAAGATACGAGCATGACAAAGGAAACATGATCGAAGCGATCGACTCTATGATGAATGAGAAGTTATCTGAAGAGATCACGAAGTTCGTTGAAGACAGAAAAGCACTTGCACAAGAAAAAATATCCTACAAAGAAAATGTAGGCGCTCACTCTGCTAAATTAGAATCATTTATGCTTTCTAAATTGTCAGAAGAGTTAAAAGAACTACACGGCGACCGAAAAGGTGTACACGAAAACTTCAAGAAGATGGAAGAGTTCGTTGTTGGTGCTCTTGCAAAAGAAATTAAAGAGTTCCATGAAGACAAAAAAGGCGTTGTGGAGACGAAAGTTAAACTAGTAGCCGAGGCCAAAAAACAAATGGCTAAGATGAAAGAAGCTTTC